CAACGGAATTACTTCCCCCCGTCAGCGTGATTTTTTTGTATCTAAAATTTGAGAGTTTTACCGCCATTATAAAATTCTCAATGATGAATCAATGACCGACGGTGCGAGGAATACAATACCGAAAGGGAATAACTCCGCCAGATTGTGTACTGGTTTTGAGCCGTTGGTCGCCCAATTATGGGTAAATTATCAATCCTCTCAAAAAGGAAATACACAATGAAAAATCAAGTTCAATTTTCAGCATTTACCTTCAAATCTAATTCTGTTCGAGTCATCACTGATAAAAATCAGGAGCCTTGGTTTTGTGCGAATGATGTTTGTGATATTCTCGGTTACTCAAATCCGCGTGATGCTATTTCAAAACACTGTAAAGTTGGGGGTGTAGCGAAACGCGACACCCCTACCAAAAGTGCGGTGCAAGAAATGACATTCATCAATGAACCAAATCTTTACCGCCTAATCATCAAATCCCGTAAACCGGAAGCAGAGCCATTTGAAGCGTGGGTATTTGAAGAAGTTCTCCCGCAAATTCGCAAAACAGGAAAATATCAACTTCACCCGCAACAGTTAGCTTTGCCTGAACCCGAAAAGAAATACACGTTTGAATTTACCGAGTACGAACTCCAACAGCTTATTTGGTTATGGTTTGCTTTCAAACGTGGCGTCGGTACATTCCAACATATTGAGAGAGCCTTTAACGTGTTAGGATCAAATATGAGTGGGCAAATCTACGGACAGGCTTACGAATATTTAAGCGTGTTACGTTCTACCAATCAAATCTTAAACCGCATCACAAGCGATTTTAACATCGACCCAATGACAAACTGGCGTGTATTAAAACACTTGCGAGGCTTTAATCCAAAAGCAGTCAAAATCGACTTCTAAAACAACGAAAAATCCGACCGCACTTTTCCTCAAGAAATCCGTGCGGCGGATTTTCACACCCAAAATTCACTAAATCGACTAAAAAGGAAACAAAAATGGAAAAGTTTACTGATGTATTCGCAGAAATCACACGCCCTTTAGCAAAGCTTGCTTGTGCGATGTTTATCGCCTTTTTGATTGGCGGAATCTCCTATTGTTTTGCAAGTGAGCCAACCGCACTCGAACGAGAAAAAGCAAGAGTGCAATGGATTGCTGAACACGGGCAATATCAGCCGAATCTAACGGAACCAGCTAAAGAAGAGGCCTTAGCTTATACAGAACAAAAACAAGCAGAAATTAACCGCACTTTAGGGGAAAAACAATGAAACGCACAACGCTATCTCCTTGGCTATGCGATAGTGACCACGACTACTACGCACAATTTGAAGAGCCTAACTATGAGCAAGACGAACCCGAAGAAGATTGGCGTGAACCTGAAGATGCTGATTGTGAATATTGGCAATCCAATTGTTATGGGAGAGGTTAAAAATGGAAGAAACACCACCTGAACGCCTAGAAAGTAAGGCGGAATTGTTAAATGCCATTCGAGATTGGTTATGGCAAGAACGAATTACGACAGAAGAATTACAAGCTGAAATTGAATATATCCAGCGAAACCCACTACCATTTTAAGGAGTTACTATGAAACTTTATGAAATCACCGAACAACTCGAAAACATCAAAGAATTGCTCGAAAATCCTGAATTTGCAGATAACGCTGATATTGCCAAAGCATTAGATGCGGTGCAGCAAGATTTTGACAAAAAAGCGGAGAATGTCGTCTATGTCATTAAAAATACAGAGGGTGATATTGAAGTGATTGACGCTGAAATTAAACGCTTACAGGCAATGAAAAAGCAGCGCCAAAACGGTATTGAGCAGATTAAAAACTATCTCAAACACAATATGGAAGCAACAGGCACAGCAAAAATTAACTGTCCCTTGTTTACCATTTCTTACCGTGAAAGTAAGCAAAGTGCGGTGCAATTAGACGAAGATTTATTTCTCGCCAACAACTGCGATGAAACCCTTGTTAATGTAAAAATCACAGCAAATAAAACCGAAATTAAAGCACGATTAAAAGCAGGGGAAGAAATTCCTGGTGCAAAATTGGTTGATAGTCAAGTTCTGACAATTAGATAAGGAAAGAGAAATGGAACTGCAAAGTGCAAATTTAAGTGAGCTTATGCCTGAACTTATTCAAGCGATTAGCCAGCTTGGCAATCTAAGCAAAGATAAACAAGGTTATGGTTATAAATACGCAGAACTAAGCAAAGTGCTTGATACCTGTCGCCCAATTCTCGCGGAACATAATTTAGTTATCACGCAACTTGTTACTGTCCTAAATGACGAGCCAACACTAGTGACAACGCTATTTCATAAAAGTGGGCAGTTTTTACGGAGTTGTTATCCATTGGTTAAGGCTGGAGTTAAGCAAGCTAACGATGCTCAGCAAGTTGGTGCAGCCATTACTTATGCACGGCGTTACGCTTTAACTGCAATGTTATTTATGGCGCAAGAAGATGATGATGCGGCAAGCGTGGGAAAGCGTGAGCAGTCATCATCCCCAAAGTCCGAGCGGCCAAACAACTCCAACAAATCGACCCAGCAGAATGTGAATTCTACTCCAAGTGAGCATTATCACGATGATGTTGAGAATTTAAGAAAGAGACTTCTTGGCAAGACAAAAGAACAAATTGAAAGCGAACAGCTTTACGATAAATCAATCAATTGGTTGAAAGAAAATAACCCTGATTTGATTGATGAATATAACTTGATGTTTAACGACTTCTTAGGAAATTTACTATAAGGAAACAAAATGAGCGTGAATAAATGCCTTTTTATCGGCAACCTAACCGCAGACCCTGAAATCAGAACAATGCCTAACGGTGAGCAAGTGGCTAACTTCACCATTGCACTTAACGAGAAATACAAAGCGAAAGACGGAAACATTGTAGAAAATGTTGAGTACGTTCGCATTGTACTCTACCGCAGATTAGCTGAAATCGCAGGCCAATATCTACACAAAGGTTCGCAAGTTTACATTGAGGGGCGTTTAAAAACCCGTAAATGGCAAGATAACAACGGACAAGACCGTTACACAACAGAAATTCAAGGCGATAACTTACAGATGTTAGGTGGTCGCCAAGATGAGCCTAAACAAGCGAAACCAAGCAAATCTAAACCAGATCCATTAAGTGCGATGGCTGAACAAGATGATTTTTCAGATGGGATTCCATTCTAGGGGTGAGTTATGGGAGCAAAGATAGATTTAACCGATGCAGATAGCAGAGATGAAATGACTATTGATGTTGATGATATTCATAGCATCACTTCACAGGATAAAGGAGCGTATATCGTCCTTAAAACTGGCAAGAGCTTTCTTGCAATGGAAAGTCAAAGCCGAGTATTAAAAATGATTGAGACCGCCAAATAAGGTGGTTTTCTTTTGGGTAAATTATGAATAAAGAAACAGAACACGAATTAGCGGAATTACACGAAAAAGAACGGAGTTTAGAAAAGGCTTTGGAGCTTGTGCGTGAGAAAATCCGTGAGTTAGTTAATTACACAGATAAGAACAAGGGATAAAAAATGAAAGAGCAACAAAAGAAATATGAGCTAACTGATGAATTTATTGAGCACTGGAGCGGTAAAAAGCTATACCGAATTAGAGCGCTTGTTACATTTGGCTCTGTTGTGGTTGGGCAGCTTGGCGGTTTTGTTGAGTCAGAAAAAAATTTAGATCAGTCATTGCTCGGTAACGCTTGGGTGTTCGATGACGCTCAGGTGTTCGATGACGCTCGAGTGTACGGTGACGCTCAGGTATCCGGTAACGCTCAGGTATCCGGTAACGCTCGGGTGTACGGTGACGCTCAGGTGTTCGATGACGCTCGGGTGTACGGTGACGCAAGTGTTAGATCTTACGCGATAATTTCTGATAAAAAAATGATTTTTTGGGCATCAAATGTTGGCTCAGAAAACGGTACGCTAACCGTGTTTAATGGTAAAGGCGGCTTAATTGTAACACGCGGTTGTTTTACTGGCACGGTTGATGAGTTTTTATCAAAATCCGCCAAGGTGCATGATGATAAAACAAAAAATGAATACAAATTATTAATTGAAGTGGCAAAAAGTCGAATCTTAGGTGTTAAAGATGAACGAAATTAATATCAATATCCCACTGCATAAACTCCAAGATTTAATGATTAGTCACGTCCGATACAGCTTGCCACGACATACTTATATCGTTAGCGAAACTATTCTCGATGTGAAAACCTACTGGAGCGTGTTAAGCAGTAACACTCGAGAGGTAATTACGCGAGATATTAATGAGCATTTGAACCGCTGGGAAAACGACCGAAATAGCGCATTCCACAAACTTGACTACGATTCGTGGGAGGAATTAGCTGACTGGATAAATGAAAACCGCAGTAGCGCATCAACAACTGGCACAACAGTAAGACCACTGGTTGATGTGTTGCCGGTGGTTGATTTAAAACCGTATAAAGGTGATAAAAAATGCTGACTTACGGCTCAGTCTGTTCAGGGATTGAGGCGGTAAGCGTTGCGTGGAAAGGCTTGATGACGCCACTTTGGTTTTCTGAGATAGAGCCATTTCCGTGCGCCGTGCTTGCTCATCATTATCCCGACATCCCAAATCTTGGCGATATGACCGCCTTACCTCAAAAAATTATAAACAGAGAAATCCCTGCGCCAGATGTGCTTGTTGGCGGAACTCCTTGCCAAGCATTTTCTGTCGCTGGCTTACGTAACTCACTTGATGACGAACGAGGAAATCTTACTCTAACCCTCATACATATTTTGGAGGCTATTGATTATGTTAGATTTATTGACGGAAAACAGCCGTGTGTTTTGTTGTGGGAAAACGTTCCAGGTGTACTATCCACCAAGGACAACGCATTCGGACACTTTCTGGCTGGATTGGCTCAAGAGCGTGAGCCATTACAACCGGCAGGGGCAAGATGGGCAAACTCTGGTTATGTGCATTCAGCCCGCACTATCGCGTGGCGAATCCTCGATGCTCAATACTTCGGAGTTGCCCAACGACGCCGTCGGGTGTTTGTTGTGGCAAGTGCTAGACCGCGAAGTGTCGCCCAGATACTCATTGAGCGCAAAAGCTTGTGCGGGGATATTGAGACGGGCGGAAGCGCGGAAAAAAACATTACCGCCTACACTGAAAGTAGCTTTGGAACGTATATCAGATCCACAGTGGGGGGGGTAGTAACTGCTAGTGGTGGTGCGCTTGGTGGCGGGTCGGAAACGCTTGTAGTCCACGGCACGCAAGATCCGATAATATCATCCACCACCGCGCATTGCTTAGGTCGTAACGGCGGGCAAGAAAATATCTTATTTGATATCGCTCACCGCTCCGACGTAGTACGCATACAAGATGATGATACTACGCCGACACTAACGGCGCGCATGGGGACTGGCGGTAATAATATCCCTTGCATTGCTCTTGCTGGTAACACTATCGGTAGACAACCGCACAATGGCGGTAACGGTAACGGATTTTATGATAGCGGGGTAAGTTATACATTAACCGCTACGGATACTCACGGTGTATTTGATAGCGTAACAGTGCGCAAACTCACCCCACAGGAGTGTGAAAAATTACAAGGATTCCCTCCTGGTTATACACAAATCCCGTATCGCAATAAATCTGCGAGTGATTGCCCCGACAGTCCGCGTTACAAAGCTATCGGGAACAGTATGGCTGTGCCGGTGATGCGGTGGATTGGTGAGAGATTATTTACAACAAATAAGGAGTAAGACAATGAGTGAAAACAATGGATGGATTAAGTGTTCGGAGAGGTTGCCTAAACCAAATACAAGAGTATTGATTTGTAACCGAGACAAAGAAATTAGGTGCGCTTTATATCAAGAATTGCTTGGTTTTGGCTACATCCCTCTTTATGGCGAAGTTACCCACTGGCAACCATTACCACACCCACCAGAAGATTTATAATTAACGACCGCAAAAGTGCGGCCATTTTTATTTGACACTCACCGCCCAATCATTTAGGATATTCTCACTTTCAACAGAAAGTCGGGAATTGGCGTTCCTGAATGTTACGAGCGGTGAAAAAGATAGTCGCTCAAAGCGGCTTTTTTTATAGCCGAAAATCAGTAAATCAAACCTTTAAAGGTATTACCAATTTGGTAATCCCTTTCAAAAGTAGTCAATGATGGACTGGTTAAGGGGATCGAAAGATCCGCCGTTTCTCGTAACACGGTACGCCAACCTTGATCAGTTCATCACCAGTAATTGGCGTTACTTGTGATGAGTTTTTAAAACTTTGTTACGAGGCAAACAATATGACTACATCATTAACCTTTCAAAATACTAAACTTTCGGTTATCAATCAAAACAACCAAATTTGGTTATCTGCTTTAGATGTCGGTAAATCACTTGGTTATTCTCAGCCCGTTGTTGGTGTAACCAAAATCTACGACCGTCACCACGACGAATTTACCGAAAAAATGACCGCACTTATCGACATGCCAACGGCAGGCGGATTACAAAAAGTGCGTATTTTCTCATTGCGTGGCGCACACCTTATAGGCATGTTCAGCCACACCAAAATAGCCAAAGATTTCCGTAAATGGGTGCTTGACGTATTAGAGCAAGTCGCACAACCGCAACAACTTGCCTTGCCTGAACCGCAAAAATTCACGTTTGAATTTACCGAGTATGAACTCCAACAGCTTGCTTGGTTATGGTTCGCTTTTAAGCGTGGCGTCGGCACTTTCCAACATATCGAAAAAGCCTTTAACGTTTTAGGCTCGAACATGAGCGGGCAAATCTATGGACAGGCTTACGAATATTTAAGCGTGTTACGTTCTACCAATCAAATCTTAAACCGCATCACAAGCGATTTTAACATC